CAGTTGGGACAGGTGAGGATGCCATAGGGCGGATGGAAGTCTTCGGTTCCAGGATAGGGACCGGGATTAGACTCAACATCCCCGCAAACAAGGAGATCCGAACGATCTCTACTTTTGGGACGTCGACAAGAGAAAGACAGCCGATCATAAGGCTGATCAGGAAACCAGATTGGAGATTCAGAATCAGAATCAGACCAACTGGGAGTACTCAAGATCGATCCCATTTCCTCAAAGGACATAGGACTGGCGTCCAGGCACACCTCTCGTGCCGGGAACTCATTACGTTTCTCACGCCTACCTCTTAGGTATGGGTGACGGATTTCGTCCACAACGACCGATGTCGGGACGGAAGAGTAAAAGCGCAGGTCCTGGGTTAACTCGAATCTACCGCGACCAATCTTCTTATTCAAAGACGGGTTATAGCAGTAGGGACGATTCGAGACGTCGAGGGGGTTCTTCTCGCGGAGACTGAGATCCCAGGGTGAGATCTCAAAGTCAAGGCGAGACTCGACGGGGTAACCAGGTAAAGGACTGGTGGCTGGGCAGGAAGGAATTTTGTTAAGGTAGTCTAAAAGACGACCATACATCTTCTGAGCCGGCGTGAACACCGTCTTCCAACCAAGGGGCGGCAAGACGCCCATGCCCCCGCGAGAAATCGGAATAAAGAGGTTACGTTGTAATAAAACAAATCGATCTCCTTTCCCACTCCTCACCGGAACTTGGCATTCTTGCTGAATCGCATCCTTATGCATCCGGAGGAACATCTTTAAGACCTGGCATTCCTGACCGGGCAAACAACCACGTATCAACAGATTAATAATAGAACTTAGGGAATCCTTGTCAGGCAGATTCCCTGTGCGTGCTTTGTCGACTTCATCTAGGAGCTTCCGGTCGATGATTTTCCGAGTATCGACGTTTCCGTCTTTACCAAGAAGTTTATCAGGGACCTTCCCAGACAAAGCCAACTGGCGTCGCAGCTCTTTCTCAGTTTGGATCTCAGAGGTAAGCGCCTCAATACTCTCTTCGAGCTTGAGACGCCACTTCATCTTCCGGGGTCCATCTTTCTCAGACAGAGGACCGAGAACTTCGAGCTTGCTCTGGAGCTTCAACAATCTGAATTCCATAGAATCCATATGACTCCTACCAGGGGGAAACCCAGGATCGGGT